TCAAGCTCTTGTCCAATTTCCTTAGGGAGTTTTTATGGACAAGAGCTTGACTGCGAGGCTCCGAGAGCCGATACTACTTGTATGGCAATAACGCCGAACAGAGCACAGGAGGGCCAGATGGCCGCCGAGAATTGGATCTTCAAGAACTGGCACGAGTCCGAGTGGTTCGACAAGAACGACGGGATCTACGCCGAGGCGTACAGCGCCGGCGACATCGACGACTACTTCACGGCCGACGTCACGCGCGACGCCGAGGGCTGGTACTGGATGGTCAAGGGCACCAGCAAGTGGTCCGAGGCCCCTGAACTCATCGACGCCGGACCCGCCAAGTCGATGCACGGCGCCCGGGTCAAGGCCGACCGCGCCGCCCGCAAGTCCCGCAACCGCAGGTACTCCTCGATCTGCTCGCGGACGTCATGACCTGCCCGTGCGGATGCGATACCCGGGGCGCTGGCGTATGGGGCGACTACGACCCGTGCGACCTGGCGCTGGATCGTCTGGAGGCCGAGGGATGCTATACTGAGGGTGTTGCAACTGCTGGCCCCGAGGGCGTCGCTGGACGGCTACGGGACCCGTCCAGGGGCGCGCAGGGAAGTGGGGCATGGCCGGGTGGGTGGACCGATGGGGCACCCGGTCACTAATTTCAATCAACCAGGAGTACAGGAGTACTGATGACCAACGACCAACTCAGCCCGATGCTTCTGGGCCGAGCCACAACGTTGCCGCAGGGCGACGGCTGGGCCATGGAGCCGAAGTTCGACGGATGGCGTTTCATCGTCCATATCGACGAGCACCGCAACGTCACCGCGTACACCCGCACGCTCAACGCGGGCTACACCCTGTGGGGCGTCGAGGAGCGGCTCGCAGAACTGTTTCCGGCCGGCACCGTGCTCGACATGGAGGTGTGCGTGCCCGGAGGCCACAGCACCGACGTGCCGACCGCGCTGGCCACGCCGAGCCGGGGCACGCTGGTGGCCTACGTGTTCGACGTGATGATGCTCAACGACATCGACTGCCGCAGCCTGCCCTACGACCAGCGACGCTGGGTGCTGGAGCAGGCGATGAAGGACGTCCAGGACGGCCCTGTGCGGCTGACCCTGAGCGTTGTGCCTGACGCGGAGGTGCTCGACGCCTGGCTGGCCGACGGCATGGAGGGCGTCGTCCTGAAGCGCATGAGCAGCCGCTACAAGCCTGGCCGGGGTAACGACTGGCTGAAGATCAAGCCGCAGTTCACCGTCGACGTGACGATCACCGGGTTCGCCGAGGGCGCGGGCAAACGCCAGGGGCAGGTCGCCACGGTCGACTTCGTCTACAACGGCGAGACGATCTGCGCCACCGTCGCCGACTGGGACGCCGGGACGGACATGTTCCTCAACCCGTCGAAATACCTCGGCCGGATCTGCGAGGTCGCCTACAACGGCCCGACGAGCCTGGGCTACCTGCGTCACCCGCAGTTCGTCCGCATGCGTCCCGACCTGGAGGTGATCGCATGAGGCGGCTCGTGGCAGCATCGATCCTGGCCGGGGCGCTCGCGTTCAGCCAGGCCGCCTCAGCAGCGACCGGGCACGTCAGTCATTGCCGCAGCCCGTATCCGGCATACACCACCAGCCTCACCACCACGGCGCCGTGCTCGGTGGCGCGGATGGTCGTCATCGAATCGAACCAGGAGCTGTACGGCAGGACGGGCTACTGGGTCGGGCGCGTGTGGTGGCGCTACCAGTTCATCAATTCAACCTACGACGTGATGAGCGCGATCGGCCCGCAATGGCAGCACTGGGTCGTGTGGTTTCATCATCGTCCGAGCAGCTAGGAGCAATCACATGGGTCTCGATACCCGCGCCTACGCCAAGTCCACGCACGAGTGGCGGCAGCACTGGGTCGTTATGAGCAACGAGCGGGGCTGGCGTCCCGTCATGTTCGGCCTCATGGCCGAGCCGGTGGGGCAGCGCAACTACGGTCTGAAGGGCGGCTACGCCGGTGGCCGCGCGCCGTTCACGATCGACGACGCGCCGTCGCTGCACCAGGATGGCCTGGACGAGTTGCCGTGGCCCGGTGGGCTGGTCGGCGGCATGATCAGCAGTAATGGCGATGGCCCGTCGTTCCGGGGCAAGGCGTACGCCGGCTACGTTGAGGGCGTGACCGGCGAATCGCTGTACGCCTGCATCGACGATCCGTGGGAGGGCGAGATCCTGCGGTCCATCACCGAGCAGCTTGAGGAGGCCGCGACCACCAACGGCGTCGACCGGTACGACGTGCCCATGGACGAGCGTGCAGCACTGGCCCGGTGGTTCCGCGTCTGCGTCGACCATGACCTCGCCGTCTCAGGTGACGCCTGATGCCGACCACCTACGGGCTGCCCACGCTGTACGAGGCCGAGCCGTACCCGGGCTCACCCCGCTGTTTCGTCAGCCGCTACGACATGGCCGGCAACACCATCAACGGCGAGTCGATGGGCATGGGGGGCGAGATCCTCATCTGGGGCTACTCGTGCCGATCGTCGTATGAGGAGGATCGGCCCCGCGAGGATCTGGTGTGGAATGAACGGCACGGCTTCCCGTGCGTCTGCTTCTCGACGGTCGAGACGGACGGCGAGTACGGCTTCACCAACGCCGATCACGTCAAGGCGGTGGAGGCATGGATGCTGGAGGCGGCACTGGCCGACCTGGGCGTCGACTGGGTCGACCCGGTCCGGGCCGTCGAGGCTCACGTGCTGGAGGCGGCGCTGGCGGCGCTGAACCTGCCCGCCCCCGAGCCCGATGATCTCGGTGACGCCAACGAGGTGACCATCAGCGTCGACCTGTACTCGGTGGACTACGGGTTCGGCAAGCGGAGGCGCCCATGAACGATTACGTTCTGCGGCTCACCGTGCATGTCAGGGCCGCGAAGATCAGCGACGTCGACGATGAGGCGCTGGCCGCGACGCTTCTGGAGCATCACCCGGAGGTCACGTCGGTGCGCACCCGCCTGATCCGGCAGGCCAACTCTCCGCCGGGCAGGCCACCCGGTGATCGCATGAACGCGATGAGCTGGCTGTCGGCGTACCTGGTCAAGGCCGGCGCGCCAGTGCCGGCACGCCAGGTCAAGGACGACGCGACCCGGATCGGTATCGCTCCGCGCACTCTGCGTCGGGCGTGCCTGGCGCTCGGAGTGGTGAAGAACCCGCCGGGCGGCGGCAGTGCCGTGAAGTGGTCGCTGCCGAAGGTGAAGAACTTCCATGTCTGAGATCGTCGCCAGGTTCAGCGCCGAGCAGACCGCTCGCTTCTTCGGCGGCGGTGAGCTGGGCCGCCCGAGCTGGGAGGACCCGGAGACGCAGGCCAAGCAGGACATGCAGCGTCAGCGGCTGCGAGCCGCGTACGCCCGGTCGGTGGTCGATCTGAACGCGGCCCTGCGGGAGCTGTCGCCGCAGACCGCCGATCGCCTGGTCGAGCTGTGGCATCAGGCTCGTAACGGCGACCCGGGCGCCATCCGTCTGTTCGGGGCGATGTACATGGAGCTGCTCGCTCAGGCGCTCATCTAGAGTCAGAAACGTCAGAAACGGTTCAGAACGGCCCAGGTCACCGACCTGGGCTTTTCTTTGCCTTGCTGCAGACTGAGAGGCCCCTGTAAGCCCTCTGGGGGCCCTGCGAGGACCCTCCTAAGGGGAGAACCTTCCCAGACCCTCCGAGGGGCTTAGGAGGGCTCAGGGAGGCTCAGGAGCGCGGCGTCCATCGATGGACAGCTAATCGGCTCCCAGATCGATGATCCGGTAGTCATCCGGGTTGATCTGAGTCCCCATGGCCTGATGCGCGGCGTGCGTCGCCATCGCCAATGCGATCGCCCCGTCGATCGGGTCGCCCGAGGCGGGCTTGTCCAACCGCCACCGCTTGCCGTAGTACATCGGCTTCGCGGTCGCCGCCAGCACATGCTCGGTCAGGGTCTGGTTGCCGTCATGCTCGAACATGCTCTGGGCGATCACCTCGCCGAGCAGCATGGACGCGAACTCCATCGGCGGTCCCTGGCCATGATCGATGCAGGTCAGGCCGTGATCCTCCTCGAACTGCTCCGCGATGAGGCCACCGCCGGCGTTGCGGTCGAACACCAGCACCAGGTCGGGCCAGCGCTGCCGCATCACCTCAAGAACGTCGATGACGTCACGCATGCGACGCCGGGTCGCCTTGTCCTCGCTCTTGAGGATCACCGCCCCGGCCGTCGTCAGCTTCGACGTGAACTCGCTCATCCACACCGGCACCAGCGCCGTCGTATCCCGCCGCTGCGCCGTATCCATCCCGACATAGACAGGCCCGTAGCCAGCGGGGATGACCACATCCTCACGCTTGCACTGCATCCAGTTGTAACGGCTGATCGCCGCCTGATGCTGGACGATCCACTGGTTCGCGTGCTGACGCAGGAACACCCACGGCTCCGCCGTGGACGCCTTCCACGAGCGCCTCAGGTTCCGGAGCGTGATGAACGACGCCGGGTTGGCCTTCTTGACCTCGGCGAGGAACTCGTCCACGACCTTCGCGGTCGAGCCCGCCGGTGGCGACTGGATGTTGTCGGGCACCGCCCACTTGTGCATGATGAGGTCGCACTCCTCATCACTGGCCCGGGTGTAGTACTGGCCGGGACGCGGCTCGGAGACATGGCTGGTCTGAGCCATGGCCCGGTCCTCCATCCGCCCGAGCGGACTGTCGCGGATATCGCCCGCTGTCGTGACATGCACGATCCGCACGCGGTAGGCGCCGACCGTGCGCTTCTGGACCTTCGTGGTCAGGGTCCGGACGGCAGCGCCGTTGTCCTCATGGCGGTGCAGCTCTTCGACCAGGACCAGGCTCGGAGCCTCTCCCTCCTGGCCCGTTCCGCTCATCTTCTTACGCTGCCCGGCGCTGCTGATCTCGATGACGCCGAACGCATCCTCGGTGATCAGCGACTTGATGCGGCCCATCCCGTACTCCTGAGCGACCCACCAGTGCGTCAGCGTCCGGTTCTGCGAGATGAACCAGGCAGCGGCCCGGAGCGTGTGCTTCGCGTGCCCGCCGAGCCCGCCGAGGATGATCACTCTCGGGTTGATCCTCACGAACGTGCCGTGATGCAACGCCAGCGCGCCCAGCAGCGTCGACTTGCCCATCCCGGTCGGCCACTCCCACAGATGCTCCAGCGCGTCCGCTTCGAAGTAGTCCTTCAGCGCATCCTTCTGCCAGTCCTCAAGCCGGAACGGAGCGAGCGTGTCCGGCAATACGAGCATCGAGCAGAACTGCTCGAAATGCTCAAGCGTGTCCTTGTCGGCGGAACGCTCAGGCTGCCTATAGACCGGGGAAGTCGTCGATGACTTCCTGCTTCGGCGCGCTACTGCGCTCATTGGCCACCACTGTCGTCGGACCCCACTTGCCGGGATACATGCGCTCAAGCAGCCACGCGGCGGCACGCCAGTTCGTCTTGCCCGCCTCACTGATCCGAGCGAGGTTGATCGCCTCGCCCTCCGCCAACGCCTGCTGGATCTCCGACTCAAGGCGGGCATAGCCGCGCACGCCCTCAACCGACCGGGCGCGCCACTGACGCACCGTCGCCGGGTTGATGTCAACGAGACGCGCCGCCGTCTCGATCGGCAGTCCCGCCTTCAGCCATTTCAGGAGGTCATGGCGTCGCTGGGGCGTCAGTTTGCTGCTGGGATGATGCGCGCCCGGGTTGCTCTTGCCCATGGCGCAAGAATATTGTCATCGCCATGCTGACACCCGGGCAGTATGAGGAACGATGCCGGACCCTTGAGCGAGCGCGTCAGGAACGGCACGCCCAGGGGACGGTGTGGCCGACCCCTGATGACGCCGGCACCGGCGTCGTCCCGGTGCAGATCGCTCCGGGCCGAGGCGACCTGTGATATTCGAGCGGGGTCATCCCGACATTCCCGACAGCATTGGGACTGATCGGCCACCGGGCGGTCAGCTTCGCTCGCATCTTCCAGTCCCAGCCGTGGGTGGCCGCCGCTGTCATGCGCATGCTGACATGGGCGGTGCGCGTCCCGTTGCGCTGCTACCGGCGCAACAACGACCCGAACGACCGCGACATTCTGCTGCCCGACGATCACCCGATCGCGCAGATGATCGAATCGCCGTGGCCCGGTGGCTCGCAGGCGCAGCTGGTGATGAACCTGTTCGGGCCGATCCTCGTTCACGGCAACAGCGTCACGCTCATCAACGATCAGCACGTCTCCGACGGGGCTCTGGGAGCAACACCGAAGGACTGGCGCTACTGCCGTCCGATGATGCCGTGGCGAGCCGACATCGAGGGCTTCGTGTTCGACGTCGACACGCCGACGCACCGGATGGAGGCCAGCATCGACAAGGTGCTGCACATCTCGTGGTGGTCACCGACCGGGCCGATCGGCACCAGCCCGCTGATGCAGCTGGGCGTCACCGTCCAGATCGAGGATGCGGCGCAGCGCTACCAGCGCAGCCTGTTCGCGTACGGAGGCCGCCCGCCGACCGCCGTGACCGTCTCCGACGCGTTCCTGGGCATCAAGAGCGAGGAGCGCCAGAAGATCCTCGGGCAGCTGCGCGCCGACCTGAACCAGATCTACGGCGGCCCGGAGAACTCCGGCAAGCCGGCCCTGCTCCCGCCCGGCCTGGACTGGAAGCCGGTGGGGCAGACGACCGTGGAGGCGGCGCTCATCGATCAGCGCAAGATCGCCCGCGAGGAGATCGCCGGGGTGTACCTCATCCCGCCGCCGATGCTCGGCATCCTCGAACGCGCCACCTACTCCAACATCGAGACGCAGCGCGAGATGGTCTACACCGACTGTCTCGGCCCGCCGCTCATCCTCATCGAGCAGGCGATCAACGCGCAGATCATCCGCGACCTGCTGCAAGAGGACGACGTGTTCGTCGAGTTCGACTTCTCCGCCGTCCTCCGAGGCGACCGCCTGTCCGAGATCGACTCCATCCGCGACGCGATCGGCACGGCGCTCCTGTCGCCCAACGAGGGCCGAGGCGTGCTGTCGCTGCCCGGCGTGGACAATCCGGCGATGGACGAGTACTACATGCCGGTGGTCAACAACCTGCAGTCGATCACCTCACCCGAGGAGCCGGACGCCACGGCCGGTATCGACGAGACGGTCCTACCGCCTGAGAGCGGCCAGGAGGGCCCTGAGGAGGCTCCGCCACAGGAGCCGGGACCCGGGGCCCCGAAAGGCCTGGTGGTCGTCTCAGGAGGCCGCGAGTACGTTCTGACGCCCTCCTGAGATGACCGGACTCACGCGCCTGGCGGACATCTCGGAGCATCAGGACTTCTTCAACGCCCGGGCCTACATCTCAGGCGGCTACTCCTGCATCATCATCCGCGCCCACTCCGGCTACCGGACCGACAACAAGTGGCCCGTCCGCCGCGACTATGTGCGCGGCCACCCGTTCACCGCCGTCGGCTACTACCAGTACGTCGCCTCGGACCGCGACGCGGCCACCCAGGCCCGGGAGCTGGTCAGCGCCGTCGGCTCGTTGCGCGACAACGAGTTCCTGATCGCCGACATCGAAGAGGGCTCATCCAACCAGGAGAACAGAGCCAACCAGTGGTTCGGGGTGGCCGACCAGGCCCAGGGCTTCCCCGCGACCCTGTACTCCGGCGAGTACTTCTGCAAGCGCTGGCTCGGGGGCTGGGACCACTGGTCAGGACGGCCACGCTGGATCGCCGCCTACTCCAACATGGAGCCGGCCGATCCGCACGAGCTGTGGCAGAACAGCGACTCGGCGCACTTCCCCGGGCTGCCCCGCAGCGTTGACGGCAACGTCTTCCACGGCTCCGACAAGGACTTCCTGAGCACGTTCAGGCACGGCGCGCACGTCGACCCGCCACCACCCCCCATGCCGGCGATGGCGGTGCTCGGATCGCAGGTGACCGCCCAGAACAAGGACGGCCGCGTCGAACAGTTCGTGGAAACAGCCGACGGGCGCGTCCACCACTGCTACCAGTCCAGCCCGGGCGGGTCCTGGACCGCCTGGTATCCGCTGGGGAAGCCGTGAGCCAGAACGGCCAGCTACCAGCGTCGGAGCTATCCCCGATCTTCGAAGGCCAACTGCGCAACGACGCTGCTGCCGCCTGGAACGCGATGAACGTCGAGGCGCGCCGACGCGGCATGGAGCTGCGGCCGACAGGCAGCATGTCCAGCTACCGGACCCTCGCTCAGCAGCAGCATCTCTGGGCGCTGTACCAGTCCGGTGAGGGCAACCTGGCTGCGACTCCCGGCACTTCGAACCACGGCTGGGGACTGGCCGTGGACGTGCCCGTGCCATCGATGCGAGCGATGATCGACCGTATCGGCGAGCCCTACGGCTGGGCGAAGAAGTGGTCCGACGCCCAGTCAGAGTGGTGGCACATCAAGTACAAGGAGGGCAGCTACACCGGACCCGACCCGGGGCCAGAGGGCTCCGAACCAGAACCGGCACCGGCTCCACCGCCGGTGCCGACGTACATCATTTTCAGCCCAGGAGGATCGGTCGCGATGATCGCGGTGATGCAGAACAAGGACGGTCGTCTCGAAATCTTCGTCGAGAAGTCCGACGGCTCGGTGTGGCACAAGTGGCAGACCGAGCCCAACAAGGCGTTCAACGACAAGTGGGCGTCGCTCGGAAAGCCGTGACATGGCCAAGCGGCTCGACCGGGAGCCGCTCGCCTCAGAAATGAAGCGATACCGCCGGCAGACCGGTCAGACATACCGGGGGCTGGCCGAGGAGGCGGGGCTCAACGAACGGACGCTCCGCCGGATCGCCACCGGTGAGTCCAGGCACGCCGACCTCAACTCCGCCGACAAGCTGACGATCGCCATGCAACGCAGCCTGAGCGAGCTGTATCCCGAATGACCTGATATTTCTGTCCGCTGGCGCGGCTACAACCGCGCGCAGCATGCCTCCAACCCCGCACTCCGATACCGGGACCGTCGATGAACCGTGGGACGCCGGTAAGGAGACGGGGAGCATCCCGAACGAGGCGGGCAAGGCGACGCTGGAGAAGATGTACGCGTACCGGGACCCGAAGGGCGACCCGGACAACAAGTCGTCCTACTCGCTCCCGCATCACAAGGTCGTAGACGGCAAGCCGGGCTCAGCCAACGTCGCCGGCGTGCGCAACGCCCTGGCCCGCTCCGGTCAGGTCAAGGGCATGTCCGACGCGGACAAGGCCACGGTGGACGCGAACCTGCGCAAGCACCTGTTCACCCACAACCGCAACAACAACTCGTCCGCCGACCAGTTCGGCTACGACAGCATGGCCGGGCTGGTGATGGTCGAAGGCAAGAACTGGGCGATGCACGAGCCGCGCCTGCGAGCGATGTGCGAGTACCTCGCCGGACGAGTCGTCGCCCTTGACGCCGAGGCGCTGAAGGGCGCGCCGGGACCGAAGGCGACCAGCGGCGTCTCCGTCGTCTCGCTCAAGGGCATCATTACTCCGCAGCCGTCGATGCTGTCAATGCTGTTCGGGGCCGCGCCCGGCGGCCTGAGCAGCTTCATGAGCGACATGCGCCAGGCCATCGGGGACGCCGACACGCGAGCGGTCGTCATCAACATCGACTCACCCGGCGGGCTCGTCGACATGGTGCCCGAGACAGCCGCTCAGCTACGCGACATGCGCGACAACGGCGGCAAGCCGATCGTCGCCGTCGCCAACACGACCGCTGATTCGGCGGCGTACTGGCTCGCCAGCCAGGCGCACGAGGTGGTCGTCACCCCGTCCGGGGAGGTCGGCTCAGTCGGCGTGTTCATGGTGCACCGCAACGCCTCGGCGATGTTCGACCGCATCGGCATCGAACACACGATGATCAGCGCGGGCAAGCACAAGACCGAAGGTAACCCGTACTCGGAGTTGGACGCCGACGCGGCAGCCGCGATGCAGCAGGACGTCAACGACCACTACGAGGCGTTCGTCACGGACGTCGCCAACGGCCGTGACATCGAGATGCCATCCCTGGACGGGACGGCGTTCGGTGGTGGCCGCGCGCTCCTGGCGAACCGTGCCGTCAAGGCCGGGCTGGCCGACAAGGTGGCCACTCTCGGCGAAACCGTCAAGAGGCTGTCAACTCATCGCGCCCGGGTGGCGAGGATGCCTGCCGCCTCGTACTCCAAGGCCGACCGCATACGCCTGCTCGACACGCTGACGAGCCGGTGACCCACGAGGAGGTTCAGCGATGAAGTCAGGCGACATGAAGGTGCGGAACAAGCTCAAGGAGGTCCGGGACCAGCTTGCCGGTGCTCGGTCTGAGCGCACCCGCCTCAAGAAGGATCGTGACGATGCCCGCGACGCGTTCGGAGAAGCCGACTTCTCCGAGGCCAGCGACATCACCCAGTGCAACGAGTTCCTGGAGGCCGAGCGCACCGTCGCGGCTCTGGGCAGCTGCGAGGACAACATCGCCAGCCTGGAGAACGCCGAGGCGGCGATCCTCAAGATGATCGGCTCCGATGAGATGGTGCCGTCAGGCAACGGCAACGGCCCCGGCGGCGGGCAGGTGCCGATCAGCTACGGCTGGAACGGCCATGCGCTCCTGCGCGAGTCCGAGACGTACACGGAGGCGGTGCAGAGCAACATCTTCCACTCCGACGCTCACTTCGGGACGCTGCCGCTGGGCAAGGTGTGCAGCCGCGAGGAGTTCGTCCAGTTCGTCTCGTCGCGGTGGGCGGCGGCGCTGCCGACCGCTCCGGGCGCCCCCATCGGAACCGACCAGGGCGCGGTCCGCCCCGACGTTCGCGGCATCTACCCGGCCGCCTTGAAGCCGCTGACGCTGCTCGACATCATCCCGACGGGCACCACCGACTCCAACATCGTGCAGTACGTGCAGGTGACCGGCATTCCCGGGTACGCGGCAGAAACGGCCGAGATGGCGCTCAAGCCGCAGGAGGGCATCTCGTTCAACGACGCGACCGCTCCGGTGCGGACGATCGCGGGCTGGATCAAGATGGCGCGCCAGGCGATGGACGACATGGCCGGGCTGGCCACGCTGGTCAACACGCTGCTCCCGTACGACGTGCGCCGCCGCCTGGAGAACCAGATCCTGCAGGGCGACGGCACCGGCCAGAACCTGCTCGGGATCATGAACACGACCGGGATCGGCGCTCCCGCCTCGGTGACCGGGGACAACATCCTGGACGGCATCCTGCGCGCCATCACCGCCGTCGTGCTGTCCGACGGCGACCCGTCCTGGGTGGCCATGAACCCGCTCAGCTGGCAGTCGATGGCGATCATGAAGTCCAGCGGATCCGGCGAATACATGCTGGAGGAACCGGGCGGCATCGAGGCGTGGGCCGGCAACGTGGGCCTGGCCCGAGCGGCCCGGACCGACACGCTGTGGGGCCTGACCGTGACCAAGAACCGGCTCATCCCGCAGGCCAGCCCGCTGGTGGGAGACCCGATGGGCGCTACCGTGCTCGTCCGTGAGGGCGTGAACGTCAAGACCAGCGATGCTGACCAGGACGATTTCGTCCGCAACAGGGTCACAGTTTTGGCCGAGACGAGGGTCGCTTTTCCGGTCTGGCGTCCAAGTGCCTTCGCCAAGGCACCTCTCGGCTAAGGAGAAGAAACTCATGGCACTCAAGGCAAGGAAGGACGGCTACGCCTACGAGCAGGTGTCGCCGGATGTGTTCGTGCGTCGGCAGGTGTTCGCGGGTCACGACGTGCCCGACGGCTGGTACGAGGACGAGGAGGGCAACTCCCCGATGCAGGGCGACGACGCGCCCCGGGCCGGTGGCCTGGGCGCCGCCCCGCAGGCGTACAAGCATCAGCTCGACGAGAACGGCCAGATCAAGGACGAGGAGCTGCCCGCCGTCGAGGAGGCCGAGGCCGAGACGGCGGTGCCCACCAGCAGGGGGCGGGCCAAGTCCGCCAGTTGAGCGTGAGTGAGTGTCGACAACCGCTCCGACTGTCGGCTGGCAGGTACTCGCCGGTGCCTCGATCACAGCGTCCCTGGCTGACCCTCCGGGCGGCATCAGCCAGGGCGTTCATCTGGGGGCGCGGGTAGAGGTTCCGGTCAGCCGGGCGATCGTCTCCTACTGGCAGGCAGGCACTCTCAGCGCCGGTATCTGGACCGTCACCCTGGTGGGCGTTCCGGAGCCCGGCGCTTTCCAGTTCGTGTGGCGCACCGATGATGCGGAGCCACCCGAATACGAGGTGTTCATCCCGATCCAGATCGTGCCGAACCTGTACGACGGGTCGGTGGCTCAGCCCGATTATCCGGACGTCGACCTGACGCGGGTGATGCCGTCGGTGGATGACGTGGCGAAGCTGGAGCGCACCCGCACGGTGCATGAGGACGGCTCGGAGGTCACGACGTTCGACAGCGACACGCGGCCGACGGACGTGGAGTGCCAGGCGCTGATCGAGCAGGCCGTCGATGACGTGCTGGCGATGCTGCCGACGACGTTCAACCCGGATCACTACCGCCAGACCCGCCGGGTGGTGACGCTCTACGCCGCCATGCTGGTGGAGGGCAGCTTCTACAAGGAGCAGGCGCTGGCCCGGTCCTCGATGCCGTGGGAGGTGGAGTACAACGCGGCTCTGAGCAAGCTGTGCGAGTTCATCAAGGAGGACCGCAGCCAGGACAATCTGATCGGCGTGATGGAGCCGCGCACCCCGTACACCTGGGAGCCCGACTTCTGGCAGCCGGGCTTCACCTGGGATTACTACCGCCTGTACTGAAATGCGTCTTGTCCAAAAAAAGCCAGACTGTTTGGTGGCCAAGTGAAGATGACGGGGGCCGTCGAGCTGAACGCCAAGACGATCGGCATCTCCGACCGCCTGGAGGACATGGCGCCACTGTTCGAACGCGAGATCACCCGGCTGCAGGAGAGCGAGGTCGCTCACTTCGCCGCTCTCGGCGGGCGTTTCGTCCGCACCGGAGCGCTCCGCGCATCCCTGACCACTCAGGCGGCACCGGGCGCGATCCGGCGCGTCGAGGCTCACCACCTGGAGTTCGGCTCGGCGATCTACTACGCGCCGTTCCAGGTCGAGCATCCCGGCCCGCCCACTCCCGCCGGCGGCCTGCAGCGCCGAGGCCATCCGAGCGCGGTGCTGGAGCTGACCGAGCAGGAACGCCGGGCGATCACCGAGGACATGGGCAGCTACGTGATGGGCAGCGAGCTGTGAGCGTGACCACGCCGACGGTCGGCCTCGCCGACTGGGGCCCGCTGGTCATCGGCTCCGACATCGACGACTTCGTGGTCGCCACCATCAAGACGTGGGCGCCGACCTACTTCACGCAGACCCGCAAGGAGCGCGGCCTGGTCAAGTCACCGGCGCTGCCGCGCACCTACTCCAACACGTTCATGGGGCAGGAGTTCTTCGACCATCAGCTTCCGGCCGTGATCTGCACGACCGCGAACCTGGTGGTGACCAAGGGCGGCTCCAACATGATCTACGAGGGAGCGTGGCCGCTGCGGGTGGCGACGGTCGTGCGAGCCAAGCGCCCGCCGGTGACCCGTTTCCTGGCTTCGCTGTACGAAGGAACGATGCGCCGGCTGGTGGCGCAGAAGGTTCGCGGAGGCCCGGTGAACGACATTCACTATGAGGGCTTTCGCTACGAGGAGGTACCCGACTCGACGGGACAGGGCCGTTACGCGCTGGCTGCCATCTCACTGTTCCAGGTCTTCACCGACCAGGTGCTGCAGCCGTACGCCGGACCGGACCAGCCCGACATGGACGAGTACCTGGACGAGGCGACCGTTGTTGAGGTCGACATTGAGGTGCTGGGCGAACATGTCGTCATCGACGGCAACTAGGAGGGAGCATTGAGCTTCGGAGTCATCATCAACGAGTCGACCGCTCCTGCCGCCAGCGGCGTGCCGGTCGACACCGGGACCGTCTTCGTGGCCGGGGTCGTGGCGGCCGCACCCACGCCGCCGACCACCCCGGTTCTCATCGCGAGCATGGCCGACTATGAGGCGTACTTCGGTCCGCGCACCGGCGCCGAGGTCGGCCTGTGGGACTGGTGCGACGTCGCGTTCCGCGAGGGCGCGGCCGAGGCGTACATCAGCGCCTACACCACCGCCGGGAACTATCAGCCCGCCCTGGATCTGCTCGACTCGCGGTACGGCCCGGGTCAGGTCGCGGTCGTCGGAGAGCCGGCATCGGCGACGGTGTACGCGGCACTCCAGGCGCACGCTGACAGCAACAACCGGATCGGCCTGCTCGACGTGACGGAGGGCGACGATCTGACGAAGCTGCTCGCGCACGGCTCCGACGCGCAGAGCCTGTCGAACATGGAGAACGTCGGCGTGTTCGGCTCGTGGGGCACCTGCGCCGGTCCCGCCGGCGTGGTCAGCAGCACCGGTCGTATCGTCCCGGCCTCGGCGGCCATCGCCGGACTGTGCAACCGCGTGGATCAGGCCGGTAACCCGGGGCGGGCTGCGGGCGGCAAGGACTTCCCGCTGCAGTACCTCAACGGCTTTGAGATGGACCCGGGCGACAGCGACCGCACGCAGCTGTTCCAGAACGGCGTGAACATGTTCGCGAACCGGTGGGGCACCCTTGAGAACTACGGGTTCGTCACCCCGATCTACAAGGGCCAGCCGATCGCGAGCACGCCGTTCTGGCAGTTGAACTGCGCACGCACCCGGATGGCGATGAAGGCGCAGGCCCAGGCGATCGGCGAGCCGTACTACATGCGCACGCTCGATGGTCAGGGCAAGCTCGCCAACGAGCTGAAGTCCGATCTGCAGGTGATGTGCGCGAACTACTGGGAGGCCGATGCGCTGTTCGGAGCGACGAAGGATGAGGCGTACAGCGTCAATGTCGGAACGAGCGTCAACACGTCTCAGACGGTCGCTCAGGCCACCCTGGTGGCCACTGTGGAGGCGAGGCTGAGCCAGTATGCGATGAAGGTGGTCATCAACCTCGTCTCGGTGCCGGTGGCCGGCGTCGTCAGTTAGGAGTGAGTCAGGTGTATCTACGTCAGGATCAGGCGGACATCAAGTTCAAGTGCGATGGGGTCAACTACGGGGACGGCAACAGCTGGTACTCGTTCACGGGGGCGGCGCTCACCTCCCCGGGCTCCAAGACGAGGCCCGGAGGCATGGGCCATGAGGTGGAGTTGGGCGGCCTGGCCACCCGCGCCGACGCCACCATCGAGATCCAGAACTCGGAGATCATGGTGGGGCAGCACCGGACGTTGGAGGGCAAGATCGGCAAGGGCACGTGCCTGGTGTCGATCCAGTATCTGGACAACTACGGGAACGCCATCCCGGGCGCGAACTTCGCGCTGAAGGGCATGCTCAAGGACGCGCACCTTCCGGAGGCGCACACGGATCAGACGGCCGTGGGCATGTACTCCGTCGTCGTCGGCTGCGACGAACTCGCAGGCTGATCGGCCAAGTCAAGTCATGTCAGGAGTGAACGATGGAAGAGAACGGAGGGTTCCGCTCGGGCGGAATTGACCAGGCGCTGGAGGCGCGCCTACAGGCGCGTCGTCGTGAGCGCGAGTCGCGTACCACCGAGATGTTCGAGGTGCCGGGGCACGAGGACATCTTCAAGGTGGAGATGCAGGTGCTCGGATTCCGGCGCACCACCGACATCGAGCTGGCCCAGGTCCGCGTCAAGCGTGACGCCGACCGGGTGCTCTACACCTGCGCCGACCAGGTGCTCGCGGCCACCGTCGGCTTCTGGCTGATCGAGCCGGACGGCAGCCTGGCCAAGGCCGACGGCATCGGCTGGGTCGATATCGCCCGAGCCGAGTTCCCGGAGATGGACGCGACCGTCAGGCCGCGCACCGCGCTCATCCGGCTGCTCAACGACGGCAACGGCGTGAAGCTGCTGCACGCCGAATGGAACGCGTGGAACCAGGGCGGTAACGTCGAGGTCGACGAGGCGCTGGTCGGGGATTTTCCGGTGACGGAGTGATCCTGCTGGCCCACAACTGTTCGCTGCTGCGCATCCCGTTCGACTCGGCGCGCCTGTTCGGCGAGCCGTGGAGCGACTATCACATCGCGCTGTCGATGACCTGCGATGCGGTGTCGGACACCAACCGTCGTGAGCAGGCGCGCATGGACGCCCGGATGCCGAAGTGAACGAGATCGCGTCCAAGCTGCTGATCCTCGTCGAGGCGCTCGGCGCGGACACGGCTGCCGCGAAGATCAAGAACGTCGGCTCGGTCGCCGAGACGAGCCAGGGTCAGGTCAACAAGGCCGGGGCGGCGCACAGCCGCTTTGGCCGCATCCTGGGCGCGGTCGGCGGGATCGCCAAGACGGCAGCCGGCGTCGCCGGCATAGCGGCGGTGACGTTGAGCCTGGGCGAGGCGTTCAAGGCGACGCAGGACATGCAGCGAGCCAGCTTCCAGCTGGGCAACTCGATCAAGCAGAACGTCCACTTCCCGACGCGGGACGCGCTGCCGCACCTGACCGAGTACGCCGACAGGCTCGCCACTCAGGGCGGTTTTGATCCGGCGACGCAGCTGTCGGGGCTGGCGCAACTCGTCCGGGTCACCGGCGATCTCGGCAAGGCGCAGCGCGACAACACGCTGGCGACGGAGATCGCCCGGGGCACGGGCCGCAACTACGCGTCGGGTCTGCGGGCGCTGACGATGATCGAGAACGGGCGCGGCTCGTCGCTGGCGCGCATGGGCATCAACGTGCCGAAGGTGACGGCCGCCGAGGACAAGCTGCGCGACAGTCACGTGAAGGCGAACTCGGCGATGCGGGAGGCGGCGAAGCAGGCGGATCTGCTGGCCACCAAGCGCGCTGACATCGCCTACGTCACCCAGCATTTCGCGGGTGCCACGGCGGCGTACAGCCGCTCGTCCGTGGGGCAGATCAACAATTTGAAGAACACGGTCGAGGAGCTGGCGGTCAGCCTCGGGCGTAAGCTGCTCAAGCCGCTGGGGCAGGCGGCGCATCTCATCACCCAGTTCATCGCTCAGATCCGCGAGCACCGGGGCGCCGGTGGGGAGTTCGTCAAGATCCTCTCCGGGGTCGCCAAGGCGATCGAGAACATCGTGAAGTGGTTGCAGCCGCTGCTGCCGCTGGTCGCTGCTCTGACGGCGGCGTGGATCGCCTACAACGTCGTGATGGCGATCTACGAGGGATTGTGCATCGCCATCTGGACCGCTCAGATCGCTCTGAACGCGGCCCTGGACGCGAACCCGGTGACGCTCGTGGTCATCGCCATCATCGTGCTCGTCGCCGCCTTCCTGCTGCTGTGGAAGCACTGCAAGGCGTTCCGGGTGGCGGTCACCGACGCCTTCCACACCGCCAAGCGCGTAGCGGTCGACGCGTTCCATTGGATCAAGCAGGCAGGCATCAACGTGTTCAACTGGTTCAAGGCTCACTGGCCGCTGCTGATCGCGATCATCACCGCTCCGTTCGGGGGCCTGGTCGTCTACACGATCCTCAAGCACTGGAAGCAGATCAAGCGTTCCTTCAGCGACCTGTGGGACTGGATCAAGCAGCAGTGGAGCAAGCTGGGTGGATGGCTGGTGTGGCCGTTCGCGAAGGCGTGGGAGGGCATTAAGTGGTTCATCAACAAGATGATCGACGGCCTGAACTGGGTCATCAAGCAGATCAACAGCGTGTTCCGGGCTCGCCACATCAACATCGGGCCGTTGCACGCCACCACGCCCGGCATCCACATCCAGCCGCTGGGTCATCTCGCCGCCGGCGGTGACGTCATCCGTTCCGGCCCGTACCTGGTTGGTGAGCGCGGGCCGGAGGTCGTGACGTTGCCTCGGGGCGCTCACGTCACGTCCAATGAGGCGCTGGCCGGGGCGACCGGGCAGGACCGCCCGATCGTCATCTACAACATCCTGGATGGCAAGGTCATGTCCAAGAGCGTGATCCGCCAGGGTCTGCTGCAGCAGTCGAGGGCCTGATATGGCGACGAACTGGGTGGGTCAGCAGATCACGTTCGCGACCGAGATCGACCCGGACTCGCACTACTCGGCGTACACGATCATCAAGGCGCGCCCGCATGACACGATCGCGAAGCTCGCCGCCCGGTGGGGCCATCCGGAGTGGAAGCAGCAGATCCTGCTGCTGAACCGTGGCCGGGATCTGCTGCCGCATCCGCATCGCAAGAGGGGCCAGAAGGTGGGCCGCGTCCCGGTGTTGCGCAACGTCAACCAGCAGCTGCGAGCGGGCGCTGGGGTCCGCGTGCCGGGCGTGATGCGCAAGGGCCTGTCGTTCAACGTCAACGCCGGGGATAACCCGCCGAAGATCACCGGTGGCTACGCCAAGTTCGACGTGGTCGACGTGCAGGGCCGGGTCGGTATCAACCGGTTCCTGGGCTACGACCCGTTGTCGATCGACATCCCGATCCAGTTCGAGAACTTCGCCGATCAGGTCGGCAGTCTGATCGAGGACAACATCGCCGCCTTGGAGCGCATGGCGGGGCGGGGCGACTACCCGGGTGCCGCCTACGGCCCGCCGGCGGTGATCAGGGTCAGCGTCATGACGGACGGCAACCCGCCGAAGGTGGTGCCGCTCATCCCGGCGCAGTACCAGTACTCCGACCAGCATCAGAACGCTCCGCTGTACCGGATCACCGGGATCGCCTGGGATGACGGCGCGATCCGCAACGCGGCAGGCTTCCGGATCCGGCAGACGGCGACGGTGACGGTGACGCAGTACACGCCCTTGCAGTTCGTTCAGCGTTCGGTGACGCAGCGCACCCGCCAGAAGGCTCGACACCCGAAGACGCAGGCATGAGCGCCACCGCCGACACCGCGCTGATCAACAGCCTCCGCCACGACTATGAGGAGGTCACGCCGGACGCGCACGTCATCGCTGATCAGCTGCTGCATCAGAAGCAGGTGCAGCGCAAGGGTTACAAGCTGTCGGTGAGTCAGCTCAAGACGGTCGACCTGGCCGCCGGGATCACGCAGATCACGCTGGACCGGACGATCGCGGCCGCGTCGAGCCTGCAGTTCACGATGCTCGACCCGTTCTGGCATCTCATGGACTCGGGCTTCTTCGACACCGATGAGGACGGCAAGCTCGACGACATCGATCTGAACTATCCGAACAATTCGCGCTACTGGTGGCGGCTGCATCAGTACAGCCCGCAGCAGGATTACACGGTGCAGGTCACGTTCCTGCCGCGCGCCGTCGTGAAGCTGATGCAGTTCCACGGGCCGGTGCAGGTCGATCGTGCGTCGAGGACCCGAGCCCAGTTCCTGAAGATGCTGTGCGGCAAGGTGCCCGAGATCGACTTCTACTGCAAGGAGCTGGACGTCAAGCAGCCGATCGGTTTCAACAGCCACCCCACCTCGCACCCGTCGTCGAAGTCGCCGAAGAAGAAGCAGGCGAAGACCAAGGGCCTGGGCGCCAACACCAAGAACCTGACCTCCAAGGGCAATCCGCTGAACAAGCGTCAGCAGCAGTTCGCGAGCATGGTGATGCAGGTCGCGGATTCGCTCAACGCTCCGGAGGTGGCCATCCAGGCATGCATCTTCGACTCGATCTACGAGTCGGACATGTGGACCGACAATCAGTGGAACCCGAGCTACGGCGGGCCGCTGGGCGGGGCGTCGGGAACGTTCGGCCGGTACGGGTCGGCGGACTCCGAGAAGGTGGCGCTGGCTGAGATCCAGTCGTTCTTCCAGGGCGGCAACGGCTACCACCCCGATCCGGGCGGCGCGATCGCATTGGCCAAGAAGTCGTCGGACATCGCCTATATCGGCTCGCAGTGCACGGCCGCCGTCCCGTTCGACGGCCGGGGCTACTCGACGCAGTATCTGAGCCAGGGTTTCTCGTTTGACAGAGCCAAGCAGGAGGCGATCAATATCGTGGCCGCTGGTGGTGGCAGCGGCGGCACGGCGGCCTCGTCGGGGTCGACGACGGTGAAGGTCGCGCAGCCGTACTACTTCCAGGTGCAGAACCGTGAGGATTACTGGACGGCGATGGTCAGGCTGGCGCAGGAGGTCGGCTGGGAATTGTTCGCTGACGGCGACGCGGTCTACTACGACGCGGACACGATCCTGATCACTCAGAAGGTGGCGGCGGTCATCCATCGCGATGATCCGTCGACGACGGCGTGGAGCTACGACTGGGAGAACCGGCATATCGCCACCAACTTCCAGGTGGCTGTCAACTGCGACCTGATGACGTTCATCGCCGGTGAGGTGGTGCACGTCGAGAAGTTCGGTCCGGCGTCATCCGGGTCGACGGCGAAGCTGCCGGGCCGCTGGCTGATCAACGAGGCGCAGCGCAACCGGGGTGACCTGTTCACGACGTTGACGCTCGTGCAGCCGCAGCTGCCCAAGCCCGAACCGGCGCCGCAGTACGTGACGGTGTCCGCGTCGGCGTCGGCCAACAGCGGCCAGTTCTCGGCGGGTACGGTCCTGAAGATCCCGGGTCAGATCCAGGATTATCAGCCCGGATCGGCCGAGGCGTTGTACGCGGCCGCGCAGTATCTCGACTCGCTGCGGCTCATCTACACCAAGCAGAACCGGACGCTCATCCGGGGCATCGGCCGCTACAAGGGGCAGCCGTACTACGACTGCTCGGCGTCGGTGTCGTGGTGCCTGCTCGCCGCCGGGTTCCCGCTGCCGGGGCGGGTGCCGTGGGGCAGCAACGCCCCCGTCTCCTGGGACTTCCATCCCGGAGCGGCCGGCACCGGGCTGCTGCCCGGCCCGGGCAAGGCGGTGACGTTGTACTGGAACACGGAGCACATCTTCATGCGCGTCAAGGCTCAGGGCTACGGCGACATGCAGGGCAACACGGTCGGCCCGGGCCCCGGCTTCCGCTTCTACCCGTGGACGGCCGGGTCGCCGGGCAGCGGCTCCGGTCCGAGCCCGCACGCGGGCTTCAATCTGGCGCACTACCCGGGGGTCTAGCGTGGGCATCGGTGATCTGACGACCCTGACGCGCGGCGGCCATGGCGACGGGTCGCCGCAGACGACGGTGCTGGGGCGCGTGGCTCGCACCGTCGCCTCCGACAGCGATGATCTGATCGTCGTCATCCCGGGTTTCAGCCTGGCGATGCCGGTGACCGTCCCGGCCCCGCACTGGGAGCACTCGTCGAACCTGCCGTCGGTGAACGCCGAATGCCTGGTGTGCTTCGACGATAAGGGCGACGCGTGGGTGCCGTTGTGGGAGGGCATGGAGGGCGGCGGTGGCGGTACGGGCCCGCCCGGTCCGCAGGGTCCGCAGGGCGATCCGGGGCCGCCCGGTCCGCCGGGAGCGTCCAATGCCGCGTACACGTCGACGTGGTCGTGGACGACCAAGACGACGGACGCGGCGTCCCGGGGCCAGGTCGGTGTCAACGCAGCGACATGGGCGGCGGTGACGCAGGTCAACGTCAACGAGCAGAACGGCAACAACGCCGACGTGAGCGCCTTCATGGCCAGGGTCAAGGTCGGCGACGAGATCTACCTGCAGCAGAAGACCGACGCGACACGCTGGGGCAGATATCAGATCACCGCCCTGCCGACCGACCAGGGCACGTGGTGGTCATGGCCCGTCAGCTACGAGGACGGGGACGGCAACCCGCCCAACAACAACGCCGACACCGGGCTGTCGTTCCTGACGCAGGGCCCACAGATCGAGGAGTGGCTGTCAGGCGCGGGCGCTCCCGCCGGATCGCTCGGCAACGTCGGCGACTGGTATCTGGACACCGCCACCGGCGACGCGTACGAGAAGACCGACGCGACGACCTGGACCAGGCAGACGAGCCTGAAAGGCCCCCAGGGGGCCGCTGGAGCGCCTGGAGCGGCCGGACCCAAGGGAGACCCAGGGGCGACCGGTGCAACCGGTCCTGGAGGCCCACAGGGCGCTCAGGGGCCCACAGGCACGACGGGGCCAGCCGGACCGACCGGACCCACCGGACCGGCCGGGCCGGCGGGCGCGAATCTGCACGAGGTCTGGGTCAACACCCTCGCCTACACGGCCAAGGCGTTTGACTCGGTGATCGTCGTCGTGTCGGGGACGACGGTCACGCTGCCCACCGGCACGACCACCGCGCATCAGGACGACGTCATCGAGATCAGAAGCGGTGACGCCAGCGTTGTCATCGCGGTTCCGGGCTCGTCGATCATCGACTACTTCGCTACCTACTCCTCCAATATGACGCTCAACGCGTACGCCAGCATTCGGCTGCTCTATGACTCCGCGCGCAGCGGCTGGTTCGTGGTCGATCGTCAGGCGATACCGGCGAAGGGGGCGGCTGGTCAGGTGCTCGCCAAGACGTCGGGGACCGACTTCGATACGCAGTGGACGACCCCGGCCAGCACCGTCACGGTGCAGGATGAGGGTGCAGCGCTGACACCACGCTCGACGTTGAACTTTGTTGGATCTGGTGTCACCGCTACTGATGACTCAGCCAACAACCGGACGCTGGTCACGATTCCCGGCGGGTCGGGTGGGGCGACGATGGCGGCACGGGCGTACCGCAACGCGGCGCTGACCTCCACGGTTCCTGCATCGAAAATTCCGCTTGATGGGACGAGTTTCGATTCGTCAGGTATGGCGCAGATTTCAAATGGTCGCATTGTCTGCACGGTAGCCGGTTATTACCAGGTGGACGCAGCGATTTCTTGGATGAACATCACAGCAATAACACGCTGCATCGGGTTTATCTATAAGAACGGTGTGGGGGTCATCCAGGTAGAAAATGATTCCCCTGGAGGCAGCACTTATCCATCGGTGACTATTAGTGACACGATTCAGTGCAACGCCGGGGACTACCTGGAGCTATGGTGCTACAGCAGCGCATCGTTTGCCTTGCAGACCGGGCCATCGACGGTTTTTCTCTCCGTTGCTCTGCTTGCGTCGCTGCCGGGTGCGGTCGGGCCGGTCACTCCGGCGCGGGCGTACCGCAACGCTGCGCTCACGGTACTCGCTACGACCTGGACGAAGGTTCTGGTCGATACGATCAGCTACGACCCTGGCGCCAACATGTCAGTTGCAAATGGGCGTTATGTCTGTCCCGCCACGGGTTGGTATCAAGTCGAGGGCCAAGTGATGTGGGGAGCCACTTCCGCGACGGTGAACTGCTACACCGCGATCTACAAGAACGGCGTAGCAGTTTCCAACGGTACTGTGCTAAACGTGACCGGCGACAATGTCAACCCACGCGGACAGACAGTAAGCGACCTCGTCCAGTGCAACGCCGGGGATTATTTGGAGTTGTATTGCTACAGTAGCGTCAACTACTCGCTGGGTGTAGGTAGCACGGCGGGCAACTACCTCTCGGTCGTTCAAGTCGGTAACCAGATGGCGACACCCGCCTCGACGGCGTGCGCGAGGGCCTATCGCAGTGCGACAGGGTTCGCCATCCCGGCTACCACTGTCACGAAGGTCCCACTCGACACAACATCATTCGATACATCGGGAATGGTGCAGCTCGCCAACGGCAGAATCGTCTGTCCCGTCGCTGGGTACTACGACATCAGCGCGGCGGGTTATGTGTCTGTGAACTCTGGGACGAGGGTCATTGGCTACCTCTACAAGAACGGCAGTCCGGTCGCGCAGGTTGAGGGTGCGGCCACATCGGGCAACTTTGCGGCGCCCATCATCAGCGACGTACAGCAATGCAATGCGGGTGACTACTTTGAACTTTGGCTTTGGGCGGGGATTGCCGCTACAACCTACTCGTTGGGCGCGTCGTTCAACTACATCGACGTGGCGCTGCTTACGCCGCTATCGGGCACGGCCGGGCCGATCACCGCCGCTCGCGCGTACCGCAACGCAGCGCTGACGCTTGCGACCGCAACGTGGACAAAGATCGCGGTCGACACAATCAGCAGCGATCCGGGAGGCAACATGAGCGTTGCCAGCGGGCGCTACGTCTGTCCTGCCACGGGCGCTTATCAGGTCAACGGCATGGTTGCGTTCGCTGCCGCACCGGCCGATGGCATCTGCGCGCTCTACGTCAACGGCAGCGGGCGCAGCTACGGCACTCGTGGAGGTCTGTTGGAGACCGTCGTGTCCGACATTTTGCAATGTAATGCCGGTGACTACATCGAACTGTGGGGATACGCCAATGCGGGCCAGTCGCTGGCGCTGGCGAGCGCGTTCAATTATCTCTCGGTCACGCAGGTCGGGAACAGCATGAACTTCTCGGCGGCGGGCGGGGACCTGCAGGGCACGTACCCAAACCCAAGGGTCGCTCCTGCATATGTCACATCGCTTCCGGCAGGCCCGGTCGATGGGCAGCAGTGCTATTACCTGGCGGACGCGGCCAACGGCGTGCTCTGGCATCTGCGCTACAACGCGGGGTCGGCTTCGGCGCACAAGTGGGAGTTTGTCGGCGGCGGGGCTCTGCTTGCGGGGCCATCGGGCAGCCTGACGACCTCGACGGCTACGAGCGGGAACGGGCAAGCGCTGACGAGCGGGCCGACGATTACGGTGCCGCTGCCGGGCGATTACGAGATCACTTGGGGCGGCTTCGCGCAGACCATCACAACCGGCCAAGTGAACATGGTCTACAACCTGATGGCCGGTGCAACGGCGTTGTCGGGGATCACGTTCAGCGCGACGGCGGTGTTCGGGGGCGGACAGTTCGTGAGCACGGTTCGGTTCAACAACATCGCTGCGGCTGCGGTGCTGACGTTGTCGTGCTGGCTGAACAGTGCCATCAACAGCAGTTTTAGTGGCGGGATCATAAAGGTCGCGCCGATTCGAGTCGGCTGATAGAGAACCAAGGAGACACATTGGCGGATGACAGCTACCTCTCGATCTCGACCATCGCCACCGACGCGTTCATGATCGAGCGGCTGAACGCGTGCGCGACGCAGCAGGAGTACCTGGGGAGCATCGTCATCGACGAGAAGTGGGGCGACCCGCCCGGAGGCGTGCTCTCATGGGTCGCGAACATGCGGTACGTGTGGGCGTCTTCTCCTGGTTGGGGAGCGGCGTGGGATTACGCGCTCGCGGCGCACCCCGATGACGCTGCGTACGAGCCGGGCCAGGACCCAGGCGTCATCACCGACGGGATGATCCTGTCGGCCGTCCAGGCGCTCGGAGCGCCACCGCCCGAGCCCGAGCCGGCGCCAGGGCCGACGCAGTAATGAGCTACCCCGAGCGCCCGCATCTGCAGTTCCCGTTTCAGCGCTCCACCGACGGGACGCGCATCAACGTCGTGGAGCAGGACACCACCGAGGACGTGATGAGCTGCGAGCTGGTGATCGTGCACGCCCCGCTCGGATTCCGCGACGACCGTCCGGAGTTCGGCTGGCCGTGGCCTGAGCTGGAGGGCGTTCCGATCAATATCGCGTCGCTGGAGCAGGCCCTGCACGAGTTCGAGCCGCGCGGCAAGGCGGACGCCAGCCAGTACTACGACGTGGCGCAGGCGGCCGTGATCGTCAACGTCAACGTGAAGATCGAAGCGGAGGACTGATGAGCGTCACCGTCCCGGACTATCCGGCGTTCTACGTCGAGCTGGACGTCAACACCGATGAGCAGCAGCTGGCCGACGGTGCGATCGCGAACCTTCAGGCGACCTGGATGGACTGGGAGCCGAGCGACGGCAACCTGGAGGTCGTTCTCATCGAGACGATCTCGCCGATGGCTGCGGTCGCGGCCGAGAACATGGCGCAGATGACCGAGGCGGCGTTCATCGCGCTCGGCACGAAGCTGTACGGCATCCCCTACCAGGACGGGGCGCCTGCTTCGACGACGGTCACGATCACCTTCCAGGACGCCGCCGGCGGCTATGACGTGAGCGTCGGCTCCGAGTTCGATCTGATGGGCTACGCCTTCCAGACCGTCGATTACGTGCCGCCCGTGGCTGCGGGCATCACGGAGGTCGCGGGCGTGAACGTGGTCGCCAACGACGTGGGCGTCGCCTTCAACGGTCTGACCAGCGCGGACTGGTCCAACGCGACGCTGCCGGTGTGGGTCACGGATCTCGCGACGGAGGCCCCGACCTCGGGCGGGGAGGACCCGCAGGACGACAATGACTACCTGAACATGCTGAGCCGCGAGCTGCAGCTGCGTGGCCGCATGGTGGTGACGCTGCCCGACTATGAGCTGGTGGCGATCGACACGCCCGGTATCGGTCGCGCCTACGCTGTCACGACCGCCGCCCGGGACGTGACCGTCACCGTCACCGACCCGCAGGGCCATCCCGTCTCATCGACGATCAAGGACACGCTGGCAGCGACCTACGCGACCGAGCGGCTCGTCAACGTGACGGTGGCGATCGACGACGCGACGTACACGACGATCAACATCGGCTACAGCGTGATGTGCATACCCGGGTTTGATCCTGCTGGCGTGGAGTCGTCCTGCAACGGCGCGCTGACGCAGGCGCTGGATCCGGGCGTCTGGGGCAGCGTCGCCTACGGGCAGCCGGGCTCCGGGCCGAGCAACTGGGTCAACGACAACACGGTGCGGCTGAACAAGATGATCGCCGTGGTCGGCTCAACGCCCGGCGTCCAGTACGTGCAGACGCTGACGATCAACGGGTCCGCCGCCGATCTGGTGATGCCGGGCACGGTCGCTCTGCCGCAGCCGGGGACGATGACGGGGACGGTGAACACGTCGTGACCGTCGACAGCATCGTCAACACGTGGCCGCCGCAGCTGCAGCCGTGGATGACCGTCGACCTGTTCGACTACACGAACGCGATCGCGAACATGTGGGCACAGTGCGACGTCTACCTGGAGGACCCGGACAACGACATCGTCGCCTGGCAGGCGCTGTTCGATGTTGACCTCGCGCCGTTCAACGGGCTGCCGTGGCTGGCTCAGTGCGTGGGCGAGCGCATCCCGGTCGGCTTCAACGACGCTCAGGCGCGCGACTGGATCAAGACCAGTCCGAAATGGTCGAGAGGCACGCCGCAGGGCATCGTCGACGCGGTCAAGCGGGTGCTGACCGGAGCGCAGGTCGTGCAGTTCGCGGAGCGGATGAAGCTGGACGGCACCTACGATGACGACACGATCGCGGTCATGACCTACGCCAGCCAGACCCCAGATCCGAACCTGGTTCGTAATGCTCTGCGCCAGAACGTGCCCGCCGACATCGTCTGGCAGTACCAGGAGACCGCTCATGCGACGTGGGCGCTGGTCGAGGCCGGCATGAGCAGCTGGACTCAGCTGGAGTCGACCTACGGGCCGACGTGGGCGAACGTGTCGGGCTCAACGCCCGGGTTCAATGTCTGGGCGTGACGATCTCATCCAGGAGGTGCGCGACGAGTTCGGCCGCATGCGCGCACATCTGTTCGAGGCGGTCGAGGCGACTGGGTGGCCCGCGAAGCAGCAGTCGGGCTGGAAAGGCGTGATCCGCACCATCACCTACGACTCGCAGGGCAGCATCGAGGGCGCTCTGCGGAGGGGAGACAACAACCATGCCGGGGACTCCGGCGACGTCCCCGAACTTCGGGGCGCCGCGCTACAACGACGGTGATGACGCCACCTTCTCGACGCAGGTCAACAGCGTCACCGACACCTTTGACGGCAAGGCCGTCCTCAGTACCGATCCGCGTCTGACCGATACGAGGCTGCCGCCGGCGGGCGGCGTGACCACGGCGATGCTGGCCAACGGTGCGGTCACCGGACCGAAGATCGCCAATCAGACGGTCACGCAGTCCAACCTGGCGCCGGGGTGCGTGACGACCACGGAGATTCTCGACGGCACGATCCAGAACGCGGATCTGGCGACCAGCGCGGTGGACAGCCGGGTGATCGCGCCCAACGGCGTGGTCACGGCGAGCATCGCCGACGGGTCGGTGACGCAGAGCAAGCTGAGCGCGGCACTGTTCACCGCGAGCAACCTGCCGGGCGACATCATCGTGTCGGCCGCGTCGTCGCGGACGGGCTGCGTGCTGTGCAACGGGTCGACCTACTCTCGGACGGACCCGACGTACGCGGCCCTGTTCGCGGCGATCGGGACGACGTTCGGCGCGGGTGATGGGTCGACGACGTTCGCCGTACCGGACGTCAGGGGCCGCTCGATGGTGGCGGCGGGCGCGGGGACGGGTTTGACGGTGCGGGCGCTGGGAGCATTGTTCGGCGTGGAGAGCTATGCGCTGGGGATCTCGGAGATGCCGTCGCATGATCACAACACGTGGACGGGCAACATGGATCGAGCGAACCCGCACGCGCATTCGATCAGCGATCCTGGTCACGCGCACGGCCTTTATCCGTCGCAGTCGTTCAAGACGCCCAACACAGGCTCCAACATCACGACATTCAATTGGGGTGGCACGGGCGGCGGCACCTACACGGCCGGGACGGGCATCGGCATCTACGCCACCGACATCAGCCATCTGCATCAGATCCCGGCGCAGGGCGGCAACGGTGCCCATCCGAATGTGCAGCCGAGCGTCGCGCTCAACGTGTTCATCAAGCTTTAGAAAGGATTGTCATGGGTCAGCCGGGAGTCACGTCAGAGCAGGTCAATCGCTTCTACCGCCGTATCAGTCAGCCGGTTGCGGTACCGGCGCCGGTGAACGCCGAGCCGGGTCCGATCATCGAGGGCGACACCGGTGACGTGGTCGCCGTCCCGCCCGACCCTCCGCCCGAGACGACGGACACAACGACGGACACGACGGATACGACGACGGATGGAGAGGCTGCGCCGGCTGCGACGGAGAGCACCGCCGACTCGAAGTGAGCGACGAGGCGACCGATGCCAACGGCGCCAACGGCGATTGGCGTCGTAAGCGCCACCACTATGAGCTGGTGCGCAACTACACCCTGCTGTTCGTGGGTGTCGGCCTGGTCGTCTACGGGGTGGCGCCGCCGACGGACCCGGCGGTGTTCACCTTCGGCGGCACGATGCTGGGAGCGAATCCGATGGTCAAGGCGGCGGTGTGAGCCGTGCGGAGACCCTGCGCCGGTTCCGCCAGGCACTGCTCGGCTACGCGATCCTGGCGGTGGCCTGCATCGCCGGGATCACCTACAACTTCAGCCAGCAGCGGGAGCTGAACGATCATCAGGATTCGATCAATTTGCAGCTGAAGCAGATCAAGCACAATCAGGAGGCGATCGTGAGCCTGACTCGCAACGTGGCTGCGGCGGTCTGCCTGGAGGCGTTCGCGACCACGAACGCGCAGCGGCGGGCGCTGGTGCTGGCGTTCAACCGCACCGGGCGGATCGATCTGTCGGGTTCTCCGACATGCCAGCGGACGGCGCGGGAGGCGATCAATCTGATCGTGAAGTGAGCTGCGGCGGTAAGATCCGCGTCGACGACCGAACCACTCCGGCTCAGTCCGTCTCACGTCGGTGGGAACACGAACTGTTCTCCTTCTGCGTGATTGCTCTAGAGGACCCGGGAGCTTGGCCCCGGGTCCTCGCTTTTGCGGGCGGCTACGGAGCCGGTCAGTAGTAACTACTGACTATTTGCGGCGCTGACCCTCCGAAGGGGGGTAGCCCCCTTCTGCATCCGATGCCCGCAGATGGGCCGTGGTGGCCTGTGGTGAATTCGCCTGTTTCCGGTTGTCTTGTCCAAAAAAACTCTGACGTTTTTTGGACAAGAGACGGTCCCTTGGTATACTCGTCGTGTGGGAACTCCGAATCCCCAGAGCAATCACGCCAACCCCCTCAACGAAGGAGAACGATGAAGGGCATCCTGCGGCTGGACGAGGTCCGGCCCGAAAGACACAACTGGATCTGGGCCGACCGGATCGCTCGCCAGGAACTCCACTTCCTGGCCGGGCGCAAGGACGGCGGCAAGTCCATGATGTGCGCGAAGATCGCGGCTGACGTCAGCTGGGGTCGGGACGCCATCACCGGTGAGCCGGGAGCACTCTCCTATCTCAACCCCAAGCAGCGGCCCCTGCAGCCGATGAACGTTCTGTACTCGGCGGCCGAGGACACCGCCGGCACGATGACGCGGCCGCGCCTGGAGGCGCAGGGCGCACGTCATGCCGGCATCCACCTGTGGCGGTTCAGGCTGCCGCTGCAGTTCGAAGAGCTGGCCGACATCATCATCGAGAAGTCGATCGACCTCGTGATCATGGACCCGCTGGCCAGCCACCTGTCCGGCGGTGTGAACCGGTACGGCGACACGATCCGGATCGTCACCGATCCGCTCAAAGAGCTGATGGAGGCGACGAACGCGGCCTGCCTCGTGGTCGATCACGTTCGCAAGCACGTCGGGCCCAATGCCGAGCCGATGGACGCGGTCGGCGGTGGATCATCCGGATTCCCGGCGGCCTGCCGTTGCGGCTTCCTGTTCGGCAAGAACCCGGCGGACGACGATCAGCGGGTGCTGTCGATGATCAAGCACAACGTCCGCGAGAAGCCCCTGTCGATGATGTTCGAACTCGACCAGGTCGAGGTGAAGATCAAGTACGAGGAGAACAACAAGAAGCTGATCTTCGAGGACGACAACGTCCCGAAGCTGATCTTCCAGGGCGAGGACTACTTCAACCCCATCCGGGTGGTCAGCAACGAGCGCGGCAAGCTCGGTCGCGGACGACCGGCCGACAAGCGCGCTCAGGCGTGCGAGTGGCTGACGCAGTACCTGTGGGAGAAGCTCGCGGCTGGCGATGGCAGCTACCCGACGCTGGGCACGGTCGTTCAGGAGGACGCCCTGCAGGCGGGGATGAGCTACCGCACCGTGCGCCGAGCCGCTGACGACATGAAGATCATCAAGTCGGGTAAGGGCGGCACGGGCGTGACCTGGTCGCTGCCGAGTGCGGTGATCGACATGCTCACGGGCGAGATCGACAATGACGATCGCGCTCCTGAGCCGAAGGCCGACATGGTCGGTGAGGAGCCCGCGTTGAAGCGGATGCTCGACGCGAACCCTGACCCGACCGACGACAAGTGGGAGCGCAACAAGCCCGCCGCTGCTGCTGATGACGGCAAGGGCGACAGCGAGCCGAGCGCGGAGTTCGACGCGGAGTTCGACAGCTTCCTGGCCAACCTGGAGGGCGGTGATGACGATGCCACGCAGGCGTAGACGCCCCGCTCATCAGATCGTCGGTCACGGCGACACGCACATGCCGGTCCCGTCCGTTCCCGATCCGGCGTTCAGGCCGATCGAGGTGGGACAGGCGAGGGAGGGCTGGCGCGCCTGGCGGGTGAGCAAGGATCTGCCCGCGTACGGGCTGGCCCCGAAGCTGCACTCCGCGACCCACGCCTACACGTGGCATCCGAAGCGCAAGGCCGAGGCCGACTGCCCGTGGGCGGATGAGCATGAGGGCGTCCCGGGGACGAACTGCAGCTGCGGCTTCTACTCCGCCAAGACGCTGAAGCATCTGATGCAGATGGGCTACCACGCCTATCACGACGTCGAGGAGACGGGGCAGTTCACGATCGTCGGCCAGGTCGCGTGCTGGGGCAAGGTGGTCGAGGGCACGCAGGGCTGGCGCTCCCAGTACTGCTACCCGGTGTACCTGATGCTGCCCTACGAGATGGGAGCCGAGTTCGGGCAGCGGATCAAGCAGGCGTACGGCTGCCGGGTGCGGCTCCTGAACTTCCTCAAGGAGCCGGGCGAGATCACCGACGCGTTCCTTGAGGACATGATGGCCGGGCGTCCCCATCGAGCGGCGCCGTTGACGATGCAGCACAAGGGCCGCCGCGTCGTTCACAAGCAGTTGCGCTACCAGGGCCATACGCGTTCGGAGCCGTGGTTCGCGGATGGCCGGAAGCTGATCGAAGTGACCTGGGACGTGACCCCTACACGCACGGTGACGATCGCGGTCGATCACCTCGAATTCGAAGCTGTCTAGAAAGGACGTGGTTCTCATCGACATTGGTAAGGAAATACGGACGATCACGGTGCCGGACCCGATGACGGTCCCGGCCACCCGGCCGACGGAACGGCCGGCACGCAAGCCGGTCAGGCGCGAGCCGGTCCCGGCGCCGAGGCCCGTTGAGGCTCCGGATCCGGCACCGACGAAGGTGCCGTCGAGGTAGTCATGGCGGATCAGAGCAATCAGCAGCAGCAGGACGACGAGCTGGAGTACGCGTTCGACCGTGACCGCGACCAGGACATGGCGGCGCGGCCGCTGAGTCCGGGGTCGCTGTGCGGGTCGTACTTCCGGGCGCCCGATCAGCATGACTCGAACGCGGAGGCGCTGTGGCTGGACGGTCACGCGTGCCTGACGCAGGAGGGCATGGTGGTGGCGCAGCCGTTCGCCAGTTCGACCGGGGTGGTGTACCTGGTCGAGTTCTACGGCCGCCATGGGATGGCGGGCTATCAGCAGCTGGTCGACATCGACCGGATGCTGGAGCAGCGATGGCTGTTCTACGACACGGACGCGTGGCTGACCAGCCGACCAATCTCCGATCAGGTCGAGTTGAAGGAGGTGAGAACGAGTGACGAATGAGCAGTCGGCGCGGGTCGTGAGGGCCCGTCGCCGAGACACGATCTACCAGGATGAGCAGCCGTTGATGGGCGCGTTGGAGGCGGCGCAGGCCCTGGGTGTGAAGCAGTCGAATCTGCGTGAGGTGTCGAACCTGCCGCGTCCGTATCAGGTGCTGGCGATGGGGTCGGTGTGGATGGCGTCCGACATCCTGGCGTTGGCGGCGCACCGGCAGAAACATCCGTACGTGGCGTCGACGGGCCGGGTGCTGGCGGTGAAGCCAGGCCCGAAGGCGAAGCGGTCAGGGGCTGGTACAACGTCGGGCGGATGACCATGCCGCCGTCTGAGGACCTAAACAAAGTACACATTCACAAGGCTGCGCCGTTTGAGCAGTGGGCCGCCAACCAATTGGGCACTGCCTGTCGCCATTGCGGGAGCGAGATCAAGCGCGTCCCCGGAGGCGATGGCCCAGTGTGGGTCCACACGGAGACCGGCGCGGTTGTCGGCAAGGCGGTTGCCGCCAACGACTGATCAATCCCACCCAAAAGCCGAGCGCCTGACGAGGCCCCACTGGTGAACTGCCGGTGGGGCCTTTTCGTTGGGGCTTTGCCAGGAGGCTCTGTGAGGCCCGTGGAGGGCCTGCGATGGCAGATTGGATACCTGGCCCTAATCGGCGATTCGGAGCCTTAGGATCGCTCAGAGGCCCGCCGCGTCCATCGATGGACAGCGCCAACCGGGCCCAGCCCTCGCCGAACACCGCCAAAGCTCTTTTGGCCAATAATCATGTGTGTTTCTTTTGGCCAAGAGAGGGTCCGAGCTAAAGACACTTCAATACGTCCGGGGTCGGGTGTAGGGTCCGCCGCATGAGCCGGAGAACTCTTAGCTACTCAGAACTGTCCACCGCCATGACCTGCCCCGCGAAGTGGGACTTCGCGTACGGCGGGCGACTCGCCGGGGACGCACTCAAGCCGCGCCACATCAAGCCGATCCTGTCCGAAGGCCGCGCCTGGGGCGCCGGCGTCGCCGCGTACCACCAGAACGCCGGGACGCTGCTCGGCCTCATGGACGGCCTCGACGCCATGCGCCAGAGCATCGACTCCGACCTGGTCGACATGACCGAGGCCGGCGTGGCCACCGACCAGAGCGTCGACAACAGCCTCGGCACCCTCGCCCGCCTGGAACGGATGCTGCACCACTACAGCCACCTGGACCGCAACCCGCTGGACAACCTGACGCGACTGGAGGACGAGATCATCGTGCCCGTCCCGAGCCGCACCGGCAAGCGCGGCTCGACGCTCTACAAGTACGGCGCCAAGATCGACGGCTTCACCAGCACCGCTTCGGGCGACGAGTGGATCGTCGAGTTCAAGCTGCGCAAGCGACTGCAGCCCCGATGGGTGATCGAACTCCTGCGCCAGTACCGCTGGTACGCGTGGGCGAGACAGCGCGAATCGGGCCACCGCGTCATCGGGGTCATCGTCGACGAACGACTCAACGAGGTGCCTCAGCCACCACGCATCCTCAAGGACGGCAGCGTGTCATCCGCCAAGCGCCAGCTGACCGCCGTCGACGACTACATCAAGGCCTGCCAGGAACGCGGGCAGGCCACCGACCTCGACCTCGTCCTGGAACTGCAGCAGCGCATCTGGCAGCAGCGCGTCTACATCATCTTCCGGCCCGGGGAGCTTGAGGAGGCCGGACGCGAGCTGACCGCCGGCGCTCTCGACATCCGCGACCTGGACAACGGCATGCGCTGGCCGACCCGGAACGCATCAGCCCTGAACTGCCAGATGTGCGCCTACAGCCGCATCTGCGCCGACCCGACGTCAGGTCTCACCGATGAGTTGTTCCTGCGCGTCCCGCCCAAGCGTCTCCGCGACGCTGCCGCCGAAGTCATCGTCAGTGGATGACCTCACCGTCGGCAGCCTGTTCGCCGGAATCGGCGGCTTTGATCTCGGCCTTGAACGAGCCGGATTCCGGGTCGCCTGGCAGTGCGAATCCGACCCGTTCTGCCGACGCGTCCTCGCTCGGCACTGGCCAGATGTTCCTTGCCATCCCGACGTCATCGGACTCCACCCCGAACCCGTCGACGTTCTCTGCGGAGGCTTCCCGTGCCAGGACCTCAGCGTTGCTGGCAAGGGCGCCGGGATCGCCGGGGCTCGCTCGGGTATTTGGGCAGAGTACGCCCGCCTCATTGGCGAGCTACGACCCCGCTACGTCATCGTGGAGAACGTCTCAGCTCTCCTTACTCGCGGACTCGGAGTCGTTCTCGGGGACCTGGCCGCGCTCGGGTATGACGCGGAGTGGGACTGCCTACCAGCTTCAGCCTTTGGCGCCCCTCACCGCCGGGATCGGCTCTGGCTCGTGGCCTACCCCAACGAAGACGGACGCAGAGAAGGGCTACGCGAGTCCTCCGGGCGACGCCAACGACAGGGGGCGCCAGACGCTCTGCGGGGCGGTGAATGCGTGGGCCACACCAACAGCATGGCTCGGACGCCGGAATTCACACGCGAAAGGCGACGCGCGGCGCTGGCACAACCCGGAGCGCTCGAACGAACTCTCGGATCAGGTGGCGGCGACAGGAACCACTGGGCCACTGAACCCGACGTGGGTCGAGTGGCTGATGGGGTTCCCGCTGAATTGGACTTCGTTAGGGGAGTGATCGGTGAAGGCAACTATCAGGAAGCAGACGCAGAGGCTCGTCTCATTATCTGGGAAATCGTGCGAGCGGTGTGGGAGCACCGAGGCCTTGCAGCGGCATCACCGGACCTATACCGCCGACGACTACACAATCTTGTGCCAAGCCTGTCACACGAGCGAGCACATGCGGGATGGCTCTTGGGGCGTCGGCTTGAAGAAGACCAAGAGTTGTGTGATCTGTGGCGGCGAGTTTGTGCCCAACCATTCCAAGAAGCACAAGACCTGCTCCCCGAACTGCTTGAGCGAGTTGGGCAGAAGAAACGCCCGCAAGCGCTGGGGACCAGAGTCGACCGACTTAGAAGCCTCGGGAACAGTCTCGTCCCGCAGATCGCCGAGTGGATCGGACGACGAATCATCGAACACGAAGGAGGATCAGTGACCTACCTGGAGCATCAGCGTCCCCGCCCGCAGCTGGGGGTGGCGCCGACCGTCAACACGCTTCTGTATGGGCCGGGCAAGGCCGGCAAGACGACGGCCGCCCTGTCCGCCCTGGGCGACGGAGTGCTGGTGTTGAACTTCGACCAGCCCAACTCGACGTACTTCGCCCGGATGTTCCGCGACCCGGACGGGCAGATCATCGAGCCGTCAATGCCGTCCTACCAGGAGGGTGAGCAGCGCACCGAGGCGCTGCTGAACGAGGTCGCGGTGACGTACGCGAGAGCGTGGGAGGACAACAAGCCGCCGATGTGCCGGACGGTGGTGGCCGACCCGATCGGGCAGCTGCACCGCCGGTTGCTGGAAGATCTCAGCCGCCGGCGTATCCGGCCGACGCTCGATCACTACGGTGACGTCGCCAAGATCATCGAGCGGTGGTGCCGGTTCATGTGCGAGCTGCCGAACTGCAACTTCGTCGTGGTCTGCCATGACCGGCCGATCAAGGATGAGGAGCAGGGCGGTTTCGTGCGGCTGCCGTTCACCGGGACGACGAACCCGGATCTGGGTCAGCGCCTGGTGGAGATGGTCGACATCGTCGGCTACACCGGCAGGCTGGAGCAGGATGGCGACGTGAGGTACGTCGCGCAGCTGTTCAACGGCAACGGCAGGCAGGGCGGCGACCGGTTCGGTGTGCTCGGCGACTTCCGGGAGTTGGATCTCGCCGAGTGGTTCGAAGCGATCGGCAACCCACTGATGGAGCAATCAACAGCAGAACGGAGAGCAGCATGAGCAAGAGCAACGACACCTTTGACTTCGGCGCGGCGGTCGGAGCGGATACGGATGCGTATCACCCCAGCCAGTACGAGATCCTGCCGAAGGGCAACTGGCTGTGCGCGATCGAGGAGGTCGAGAACGAGACGAGTTCGGGTGGCTTCCCGATGCTGAAGCTGGTGCTCGACGCTGATGAGGGACGCCAGTGGGACAACGTCGTGATCAGCCCGGCCGAGTTCAGCATCGCCAAGCTGCTCGGCCTGATCGACGCGACCGGGGTGGCGCGCCCGGACCCGGAGAAGGGCGAGATCGACCCGAAGGACGGCAGGCTGTCGACCGGCTACATCGGCAAGCTGATCGGCCGCAAGGTCGGGGTGATCGTCCGCGACGAGGAGGACAACCGCGAGGATCACGCCGGTGAGTGGCGGCCCCGGGTGAAGGGCTACATCACTCCGGAGATGCTGAAGACGGCGTCGACGGGAGCATTGGGCTCGAACTCCGCGTCGAGCCGGGGCCAGTCCAGGCAGTCCACGTCCGAATCCAAGCTCGCGTTCTGATGAGCGCCGTGGATCATCCGACTCCGAGGCCGGCACGGACGCCGACCCCGGAGGAGGTCAAGGAGAACCGGGAGTGGTCGTTTCAGGCGGACACGGATCTGAAGCAGGCGTTGCGCCGGGCGCGCATGGACCTGTGGGACGTGGCGAAGCGTCTGCATGAGTGGGATCTGCGCACGGGTTGGAAGTGGACCGGCAACTACGAGTCGCTGGGGGAGTGGCTGGCCGACCCGGAGGTCACGATGACCCGGGGCACGTACTACCGGCTGCGCGACGGCTACCGGATGCTGGTCCTCGATAAGCACGTCGACGAGGACAAGGTCCGCGAGCTGGATACGAGCAGGGTGGCCGTGGTGCTCAAGGCGTTGCGTGAGAACACGGTGTCGGTGGAGGAGGCGATCAGTGACGTGGAGGTGCTGGGCTGGCGGGATCTGCGCGAGAAGTACTACCCGCCGAGCGATGACGACAGCGCCGCGTCCAGCGCTGGACAAGAAACTCCGGTTTTCGATGAGACTGTCATTGCTGATCATGAGTTCGATTCGGACTATGTTGACGCTGGTTACATCAACCCGCCCACGGATGCGGTTGTGCTGCCCCGGCTGATGCTGCTCTACGAGGCAGCGGAGTCGCGGCCGGACCGGTCGTTCAAGGAGCGGTGGTGGGGCTTGGAGGGCGATGATCTGCCCGCCCGCAAGGTCGAGTGGGTTCTGCAACACAAGATCGAGGTGGGGGACGATTAGCCATGGATGTGATCGCATGCCGTGCGTGCGGCACGGTCAACGAGGAGGCGTCCGAGGACGTTGGCTTACTGGAGGCCGAGGTCAGGCGTCAGCGCAGGCAGATCGCGCGGCTGACCGGGGAGCAGTCCAGTTCGATGGAGGCGCATCCGCTGTATCGGCATGCGTGCGCGGTCCTGAACCGCTGGCAGCAGGAGTGCGCGCCGTCGGCCCGGGAGCCGCATTCGGACGCTCGCATCAAGGTGGTTATCGCCAGGTTGAAAGGTGGTTACGACCAGAACGAGCTGTACATGGCGTTGGAGGGCTACGCGAAGTTCCCGTTCCTGATCCGGGGGCGGCGCTGCGGCTTCGGGCATCCGACGGAACGCAAGGTCGATGCGGAGTTCATCTTCCGTAACGCTCACAACGTCGACCGGGGTATCACGATGGCGCTGGCGCACGTCGCTCCGGTCCCGCCGGCAGCGGCGTTGTGCCGGGTGCCGTGGCAGCACGTGTGGCGCGAGAACCGCAATCTGATCGTCGCGTCATTGCGGCGTCATTGGGGTCATGACGGTGAGCCGGGCGCGATGGGCAGGCTGTGGCCGTGCCCGTTCTGCCAGGAGGCGAATCCGAGCATCCCGGGTCAGGAGCCGTTGACGTTGTGCGTGGCGGACGCGGCGGGCTCGTGGCTGGCGGAGTGCCGGTCGTGCGGTCTGCGTGAGGAGCGGCTGCTGGCGGCGGTGGTGGAGTCCGAGGGCGTGTCGGCATGAGCGTCCTGTTCATCCAGGCCAAGCGGGCGTACGGCGGGTCGAACAACATTCTGTGGATGCTGTTGGATGAGCAGCGGCATCTGATCGATTTCGGCTACGTGGGGATCGGGTGAATGGCGACGGTCCGGGTTCTTCATCGGGGCGATCGTCGCCGGTCGCTCGTCTCCGGCTGCTTCTTCGCTCGCTACGCGATCACCAATTCGGCGCGGGAGATGGCGCCGTGCGCGGGGCGTCTGGTGCGCTGCCATCTGATCCCGCAGCGTCTGCTGCGGACAACGGCGGAGTACCGGCTGTTGCGCACTCGGGCGAGCCGGGAGCATTTCCTGTACGACGATCGTCTGTGGGTGTGGGGCTGCGGTGGTCTGACGGGGTTGAGCGGGCATCATGGGGCGTTCGATTCGGCGCGGACGATCCGGGTGCCGCGCGTCTGGATTCCGGCGGGCACGGAGCAGGCGGCCCTGGAGCTGGGTCTGCTGTGGTATCTGGACCGGGCGTACGGGGGTCGCGCATGAGCCCGGTCAGGGAGCGCCGAGCGTTCATCTGCGAGCGGTGTTATGAGGAGGGCAGGCCGTTGCGGGTGTTTCTGCTGCCGGGCGTTGCGGTCCCGTTGTGCCCGTCGCATCGCCGCCGGCTGACGCAGCAGCCGAACGTGCCGTATCTCAAGACGGCGAAGCGATCGTCGTAGTGCATCGCAGCGTCTATGAGTGGGTGGCTTCGCAGGTGGCGGTGCATGATCTGCGGAGCCGGCCCGTTCTGGAGGTCGGCTCGTTGAATGTGAACGGCAGCGTCCGTGGGCTGTTCTCCGGCCCGTACACGGGCACGGACATGAGAGCGGGCCCTGGGGTCGACCGGGTCGTCAACGCCCACGAGCTGGCTTCCTACGCGCTCTCAGAGGCTCCTGGCGTGGTCCTGTGCCTGGAGATGCTGGAGCATGACGATCAGCCGTGGGTGAGCGTCGGGCAGATGCATGATGTGGCCGGCGTGGATGGGTGGCTGCTGGCGTCCGCTCGTGGCTATGACACGCGGGGCTGCTTCCCGGTCCATGACTTCCCGCAGGACTACTGGCGGTTCAGCGTGCCGGGAATGCGGTCGTTGCTGGAATGGGCGGGCTGGCGGGACGTGCAGGTGAGCAGCGACCCCGATCCGCTCAGTCCGGGCGTGTTCGCGGTGGCGCGAGCATGAGCTTCGGACTGGACCGGGAGCGCCGGCTGCGCCGGGTGCTGAGCGACGCGGGGTGGACGGCGATCCGGGCGAGCAAAGGCCCGGTGGATCTGGTGTGCTGCCAGGCGGTGCTGACGGACGACGGCCCGCTCAGTGAGGTGCGGTTCGTGCAGGTGAAGGGCTCGGCGCGAGGCCCGTATCACGCTTTCGGCCCACAGGACCGGGCGATCCTGCGGGAGTTGGCGCGGGGCTGCGGGGCGACGGCGTGGCTGATCTGGTGGCCGCCGAGGCGGGGCTGGCAGTGGATTGGTCAGAGCGAGTGGCCGTAGCATCGGGGTAACACGAGGCGTTGACGAGCGCGGTAGGGTAGCCGCGATCGAAACCGGGGTTGGGGCTGGGGGTGGCTATCGAGTAGCGCGACGACGGGGCGAACGGCAGGGGCGACGGTCAGACGGTCAGACGGTCAGGTCATCTCATTCATCTCAGAGGGGTCAGGTTCATGAAGCGATTGGTGTTGGTGCTGGTGGTCGCGGTCTTCGGTGTCGTGGCGGCAGCGGCGTACGCGATGCCGAATCAGCCGTCGGGTAAGGCAGCGAAGGTGGGTCCGCGCGGAGCGAGAGGCCCTGCGGGTCCGATGGGTCCCGTCGGGCAACCGGGTCCGGCGGGTCCACAGGGTCCGGCGGGCGCTCCGGGTCCGCAGGGTCTGGTCGGCTTGACGGGGTCGACGGGGCCGATGGGGCCGGCCGGTCCGGGCGGGAACAACGCGAAGGAGTTCACGTTCAAGGGCGATACGAACACGCCGACGACGGACGTGGCGGATCTCGATGGCGTGAAGATCAACGCGTCGTGTGATGCGGCGGGCCGGTTGACGTTGACGGCGGTGGCGACGAACGTGGCGCCGGGCGTCCTCACGGAGCGTGACGGCATTCAGTTCGGGATCGTGACGCGGTTCGGTACGGCGAACACGACAGCGCGGGTGCTGCTCAGCCCGTTGTCGTCGGCGTCGAGCCGGGCGGACGTCGAGGTGCATTACATCTCGAACGCGGGGCAGGACACGTCGATCTCGATCGCGGCCATCGACCTGGCTGACGGGCCGAGTGGTCTCAGCGAGGCTTGTATCGTCGGTGGCGTGGCTTTGACGTTCTAGACGGCGGCGCGGTTGGTGGTGGGCTGGCGGCCCTGGGCGTGACTGCCTGGGGCCGCTTGTCGTAGTGGAGGCCCCGGCGTCTCGGGATCGATGGCCGGGGCCTCACCCCTGGATGGCGATCCGGTTAGGGAGGGGGTCGCCGCTCACGAATGGTAGGCGGACAGCAAAACGCCCCCGCTGGAGCGGAGGCGTATGCTGTCTACCGTGCGCAGTAAACGACCCCAGTGTAGCTCTTGAGCCCGACGGCTCAGCAGATCGAGTACCGCGAGGTGTATCTGCGGTCCTCGCACTGGCGTCAGATGCGCGAACTGGCGCTGAAGGACGCCTACTACCGCTGCGCTGTCTGCAACTCCAGCAAGGAGTTCCCGACGACGTTCGCGAAGTACGCGTCGCGGGTTCGCACCTGACTCGCTGGCCTGCCGCCACGAGAAGCAGGGTGCGTCTACTCCGTCAGAGGGAGATCGTGTTGACGCGATCTTCTTTGGGGGGTTTCTTCTTTTGTTTCTCCTTGGTCCCTTCCTCTTTGTTTTCTTCTTTTCGGATGGGTATGATCGCTCTTGCCCGACAAACCCGTGCCTCGATGAGGTAACACAGCGTGAGGGCTCCATTTTCCAACCTGATTGGAGGGAGTTGTCATCATGCTTGAAGTTGAAAGTCGGAGGGAGCGGGCGAAGCACTACCACGAGCTGTGTTTGCAGCGAAACGCTGCCGAGAACGGCTTCTGGTCCTGCCGCCGTGACCGTATGGCGGCCCTGCTGGAACTCACCTGGATCTATCGCCATCGCTACGTCCAGCAGGGTGTGATCTGTGGATGCGATCGCCTACTGGACGAGATCAAAGAGGCGTTGGTTCCGCTGATCGTCGCTTGCCATCGAGCAGAGCCCTACGACAAGCCTGATACGGCGGCCTGGTGGCGCCACAGGGTCAAGCTCGCTCTTAAGACCGTCGCGCTAGCGGAGTATCAGATCGAGGAGTTGCGGGGGCGACAGGTGCCACGCAGTCGGCGCGCTCGCCGCGCCCGGGGGTTGGAGTCATGACCACGAATCTTGATCAGGCCACGACTCGTGCGTTCAACCGCCTGGAATTGGCCGGCGGCAACCTTGCAGCAGCCTTCGACCGTCTGGCCATCGGTGTGCGCTCAGAGGACGTCCTGGAGCGGCTTGTCGAAGCTGCTGACGCGCCTCGTGATGATGTGGTGCTGTCGGCGATGATCGTTGCGGTCGAGGCGGATCGTCTGCAACGCCGGTTCCTGTCCAAGCATGCGAACGCGATGGCGAAGTCGGATGCGCAGTGGCGGCGTGACGTCAACCCGGATCAGCTGCCTCTCGATGGCATCTATCCGGCGCGCTACGTGGCGGGCCACACGCCCGGGCATCATCGCCAGCTGCGGGTGGCGTTGTGGGCGCGTGCCGGCGGCCGGTGCGAGGACTGTGGCCGGGACGGGTCGAAGCTTGCCTTGGACATGCATCATCTGTCGTATGAGCATTACGGCTCTGAGCTGGAGTCCGAGGTGCTCTTGATCTGTCGTCGTTGCCATGATCTGCGTCACGATGATCTGCGCATCCCGGTGTGATGATGTTTCGTAGCTTGGAGCATGATCGCGCCGGGGCGCGTCGTCAGTGGGAGCTGCTGGTCTGTGATTGCGAGCCTCGGATGGAGTGGATCGAGGGTCCGCCGGGGTCGGATTGGTCGGCGTTCTCGCACTGGTGCATGGGTCATGCCGAGGAGTGCGTGGATCGGCCGGTCGTCCAGTATGAGCCGTCGTTCTCGGATGATCGGGATGCTCAACTAGCGCCTGCTCCTTCTTTCTAGCTTTTCCCTGCAATCCTCCTGGTTCTGCTAGATTGTTCACATGGCCACAAAGACTGTGGTCGGGCAATCACACAAGGGCGACAACTCCAGTCGCCAAAGGAGGTACAGGGTGGACCCTGCAACCTACGACCACCGCAAGGCATGCAGCCTGGTGACGGACGATGCCGTCGCCAGCGAGCTGCGTGACCTGCTGGTCAACAGTGCCGACGCGTCTTCTCTGAAGGACGCCGGCAACGTCGCGCTGATCAACGACGAGATGCGCGAGGCGGTCTTCGGATCGCAGTTCAAGACGAACGGCAAGATTGTCTACTCGGACATCGTGCTGAATGAGCTGAACGAGCTGGTGGCCGAACTCACCCGGCCGCTGAACCTCGTCTACTGGCTGCTGGAGGAGGACGGCTACACCCTGTGCTCCACGCGGGTGAGGCGCAAGGCGACGCTCGGGTCGGGCGCGACCGTGGTCGTGTCGAAGTTCGGCCGGTGCGTCACGCAGGACGCCGACGTGGCGCTGGCGTACCGCACGACCCTCGATTTCCAGAGGGTGGAGCGGGCTGCGGAGCGGGCGATGTACAAGGCCATCGAGGATGCGCGTCGCATCCCGGCGCTGGCGTCGAAGGTGCCGGCTCTGATCAACGCGACCAACCAGTCGGTGCAGACCCAGTTCGCGCTGGGGATGGGAAACGGCAACGGGAACGGTGGAGGTCATTCGTCGTGACGCATCTGGATAACGCCAAGCGTTATCTGGCGATCGCGGGGTCGGTTGACGCCGACCCCAAGATCGCCAGGCGTGAGGCATACAAGGCAGCGGCTGACGAGATCGCTGCGTACAAAACCGAGTCTGGGGACACCAACAAGAATATTGCAATATTCTTGGGGTGCTCACCCGACACGGTAGCCAAGCTGCTTGCGTGGCGCAGAGCGGGCCATGAAGCCGACACGCCGTTCTTGATGGATGCGCAGGCAACGACCCGGGCACGGGCCAGTCACGCCCGGACGGTGCTCCGCGAACCTGCGGAACGCCAGAAGGTCATCGAGTCGCTGACCCAGGATGAGGTCGCCGACCTGGTCGAGACGGTGGCTCGCTCACAGCCGAAAGCGATCGAGCAGGCGGTCGTCACCAAGCCGAAGAGCGCAGCCGCCACAGTCATCCGCACGGCCGCCGAGACGGACCGCGATCGCCGGGACCGCGAGGTCCGCGACCGCATCAAGCAGGCGCAGGACCGTGCGAATCAGGCGCGGCCGAAGTCCACGCCGTCGCAGTATTTCTTCCGCATGATCGGGAAGTTCAGGGAGTGGGTTCAGGGCCTGCAGTGGCTGGAGAGCGAGGCCGGCACGCTCAAACCGGACGAACGTCCGGAGATCGCGGAGCGGTTGATCGCTCTGCGTGACGCGGTCGAGTCGTGCCTGGCCGCCGTGCAGCAGGATGCCGACGGCGTGATCGACAGCACGGCGAGCAACGTGCCGCAGCGCGCCTTGGATCGGGCGAGCTAGGCCGACATCGAGCAGGTGCTGGGAGAAGGCCCGCTCCTGTAGCGGGCCTTCTGTCCGTCTTGACACCTACTCTGCGGGCCGTGAGCCGCGACTGCCCCGATCCTCGATGCCCATGCCGGGACGGCGATGCCTGCCACTACCGTCCGGCCCAGGACACGCCGGCGTGGCCGCTACCCGGTCGCCGTGATGAGGGCGGCGTCAATGGTGAGCTGGCCTCGGAGCCACGTCGTCGTCCGGCCGTCTGAGGCGACCTCGGTGATCGAGTACAGGTAGACCGCTGCGGGCAGGTCGCCGGTCACGTCGATCATGCCGCTGGAGCCGTCGCTGTCGTCGACGTTCAGGAGCGTGGTCGTGCCGGTGTTGTCCTCGGCGAGCGCGGTGACGGTGCTGGCGCTGGCGTCGTGAGCGCTGCCGTCGACCTCGTTGAGCTGCAGTTCGATCGCCCAGTCGTCGTTCTCGTAGCGCCCGAGATTCAGCACGACCGGCACGTCGCCAAGGCTGATTACGTGGACCATCTCAACCCCCCGGATCGAAACCAACGCTTCACAGTTGCCGTTGCATCATCCCGCAAAATGCGGGCATCATGTCCCGGATGGTTCGACAACTCTCGTACGAACGTCATCAGCGCACCCTCAAGTACGAGGGCTCGGTCGAGAACGTCCTGCGTCACTGGCTGACCGGCGAGGTGTACGTGGCCCCGCCGATCCAGACTCAGCGCCGGCGTAAGTATCGAAAGACCGATCGGAAGATCGTCACGACATCGAGCGAGTCATCGCGTAGGATCGCGGCATGACCGATCAGGAGCAGGGCCACCCCATCCTCGACAGCCTGCTGGCGCAGGTCGAGGCAGTCTTGACGCAAGCCGTCGAGGCCGTGAAGTCCAACCCGAAGGTGCAGGCCGTGGTCGACGCCTTGCAGGCGGCGAAGCAGAGCCTGGAGCAGGCAGAAGCCGAGCAGTCGGCCGATCCGACGGCCGAGCCGCCCGAGCCGCCTGACGACGCATCGCAGTGATCCATCCGCTCCCAGGCTGGATGCTGGTCGCTCCACTGCAGCGCGCGGGAGCGAACGCGAACATGCGGATCGGCGTTGTCCACACGATGGGCGAGATGCCGCCGAACGCTCCGGTCGAGGAGCTGCCGTTCGACAAGGGGGACCGGGTCTGCTGGATTGAGAGCGCGGGAGGCCCGGTCCATGTCATCACCGATCAGCTGGTGATCATGAGCATGGGCGTGCCGATCGCCTACGAACCGGCCGTTGACCTGAGACGCGGGGATAACAATGGAGCTGAGCGACAGCCAGCAGCAGCTGCTGACGGAGCTGCGTAGCCACTTCGATGAGCAGGGCACGGTGTTGATGGTGGAGCTGCTGGAGCCGACGCAGCTGGCTGATGTGCGGGTGCTGGTGACCAGTGGCCTGGCGCAGTTTCATCCGCCGGGCGTGGCCGATAGCGCGCAGTACGTCATTCCGACGCGACGCCAGTCCTGACCGGGCGATCTCTTGTCCATAAAAAGACAGTGTCTTTATTGGCCAGAAGGATTGACGGACCCTGAAGCAGAGATGAAGCCCTGGTATACTGTAGGTATGGGAATCAGCCCAGACCTACCAAGCACGAGCAATCACCATGACCATCGTCGGCTTCACCGGCACCAGGCAGGGCATGACCAGCCACCAGTACGCGCTGGTCGTTGAGCTACTGGACAAGCCCGGCATCGAGTCAGCGCACCACGGCGACTGCATCGGCGCTGACGCCCAGTTCCATCACCTCTGCCTGAGCCGCAACATCCCGATCGTCGTCCACCCGCCCAGCGACGACAAGCTGCGCGCCTGGTGCCCCGGCGCCGCCGAATACAAGCCCGAGCGCGCCTACCTCGACCGCAACCGCGACATCGTCCGCGAATGCACGCTGCTGGTGGCCGCGCCCTACGAGTTCGAAGAGCCCAGCCATCCGCGTGGCAAAGGCGCATGGTTCACCGTCCGCTACGCGAACAACATCGGCCGGATCACCATGGTCATTCCGCCGGCGCCGCCCAAGCCACTGGGCCGGCAGCTGCATCAGGCCAGGCTGCGCGGCTTCAAGGACGATTCCTAATGGGTCAAAGCAGCAGTCCGCGTTACAAGCACGATTGCGACGAATGCCAGTTCGCCGGGCGCGGCGGCGGACGCGATCTCTACGTCCACGTCCACGATTGGGGCGTCGAGTTGGTTGCGCGCTATGGCGACAACGGCCCCGAGTACGAGTCCAGGTCGCTGCTGTTTCCACGCGAAAGCGAGCACGATTCCTAATGGGCCAATTCGCTAGTTCAGAACTCCGCCGCCCGAACGAGCGCGAGTTGACGTTTCGTGTCTCGGCTGAGGTCGTGGAGCAGAACCTCGATTGGTCGCGGCCGGTGCGGTTCAAGTTCGACAAGCACGGCGACGGGACGGTGACGATGTGGCTTCAGAACGTGGAGCAATCCTGATGGGCCAAAGCGAGGATTCGGCTGAGCTTATGGATCTACGGGCTGACGACCCGGAGTGGGCCGGCACGCATTGCAATGGTGAGGGACTGTGCTGGGACGGCGCGGACCCGCTCGGAGACTGCCCGGATGAGATGCACGCCTGCCATGCCTGCTACGGCTCGGGCAAGCGAGAGGATCAGTGGCTTTTCTGATGACCGTCGTTATCAAGCTCGACAGCGGCGATAGCTACTTGCTTGATCGCAGCCTGCGCACCGATCAGGTCGCTGCTGCGATCAACGATGCACGCGGCAGCGGGAAGCTCGTGGAGTTTCAGAACAACGCGACTCCGAGCCGCGCGATCTACATCGACCCAGACCACGTCGTCGCGATCCAGAACGATGGCTACTCCTACTGATCGCTACGACTCCACGCCGGACAC